TTGCGTCTCCGTCAGCCTTTGCGTCAGCCTTTGCGTCTCCGTCAGCCTTTGCGTCAGCCTTTGCGTCTCCGTCAGCCTTTGCGTCAGCCTTTGCGTCTCCGTCAGCCTTTGCGTCAGCCTTTGCGTCTCCGTCAGCCTTTGCGTCAGCCTTTGCGTCATCGGCTGCCTTTTTGGCTGCAGCTTCATCTTCTTTCTTTTTCTTTTCGGCTGCAGCTTCATCTTCTTTCTTTTTCTTTTCGGCTGCAGCTTTATCTTCGTCGGAAACGGCAAAACCACCCCCATCATCCTCCTCCGAATCCGAATCCGCCGCCGCGGCATCGGCAGCTTTGGATTTTGCCATAGCTTTCTTAAATACAATCTCTGGATCTTCAATACCAGCGTCTTTATAGCCTCTTGGGACAGGTTTACCTGCCGCCTTTGCCGCTTTTTGAGCTTTACGAAGAGCCTTTTGAGCTTTTATTGTTGCCTTAGCCTTCATCAGTTTTGCGCGAGCAGCAATTTTTTTCTCACCCTTCTCTGCCTTTTTCGCAGCACGGTCAGCTCGACCTGAAACGGTAATACGAGATGCAATTCCTTTACCAATCTTTTTAAGCAGGCTATCATTTAGTGTATCAAACCTATCCTCAAGAATCTTTTCAAGCTCTTCCTCGGACATCTCAGAAATAGTGATATCGCCATCTTCAAGAATAGCATCAATAGCCTCTTCATAAAGAGCATCTTCTGTATCGTCTTCCGTGTTAACGCTTTCCGTAACGTTGTAAACTTTATCAGCGACTTCAATCGTCTTTGTATCAACCGCGTCTCTGACTTTATTTCGCATCAGGTTTTTAAAAGCAGAGTCAGCTTCTTTTTTATCGCCCAAAGCGAGAGAGTCAATTATTTTTTTGACGTTATTATCCATGTTGTTATTTATAATATTTTAGTTTTTAAGGGTTGGTTATATGTGAATTAAATTCTTAAAATCCCAAGTCGTCTTCTTCCGGCTCAGGCTCATCCGCAATTTCAGCTTCCATTCTTTCAACGTCTTCCTCAGACATATTAAGGATGTTACTTCTTACCCACTTATCTGAGTAATATTTACCAATATGCGGTTGAATTTGATCGAGCATGTTAAGTCGCTCTCCAAGAATTTCAAAATCCTTGAGCTCAGAAAAGAAGTTATCTTCAATATAGTCTACCGCGATTGATTCGCGAATCTCAGGCCATTCAGCTTCTGTACAAATGTTTTTCAACAAACATTGCACCTTAAGCATGTCAATAAACAATACAGAGAACTTCTTTCTTAAACGGTTAATAAACTTTTGGAATTTAACCTCTTCTCGGCTAATCTCACTTGCACGCCCAACGCCATATTGCGATCCTTCAACATCAAGTCGGCCAACAGGAACGTTTAGCGAGCGGTAAAGTTTCTTTTGGAAGAAAACAACATCATCAATTTGACTGAGGTTTTCCCCGCCAGGAAGGGTTGTAATCTCTGTGCCGCGTCCGCCTTCTCGCCGAGGAAGCCAAAAGTCTTCCAGCATGCTCATGGCTTTGCGGTCGTCTTTAACCTCTCCGCTTGTTGCATCATAAACAAGTTTATTTCGATACCTGCTCATGATACCTTGAACATATTGTTCGGCCTTACCTTTTGGAAGGTTACCAATATCAATATAAAAGATTCGCCGCTCGGGCGCTCGAGAGATACGGTAGATAACCAACGCATCTTCCATGATACGAAGTTGGTTAACAAGTTTCACACTCTTATGAAGATATGAAACAGCAAATTTTCCATTATCATCAAGGTTCCCACTTGGAACATAAACGATACTTGTTGGATCAATCTTAATCGCGGTAGTATGTGATCCTAAATCGTCGCTATACAAGAAATACTCTCTTGCAATGTAATGTGTTTTAATCCCAGTGTCAGGATTGGTTTTGGTTTTAACCTCTTTGATCTTTTTAATCTTTAGAGGGTCAATCATCCTTACTTCTTGAATACCCTTTTTAATGTTATCAGGATCAATAAGAAGGTGATAATAAAGTTTGCCATCAATGTACCACCGGCGAAAAATATCGTGGCCATTAAAATTAAATGAAAGGAGTTTGCAGACGTTTTGAAACTCTTGTCGAATCAAATCCTTAACATTGTCTGGAATGTCAAGTGCGTCTGTATTAAGGTTAACGGGTGTACCTGCGTTATCCGCAACAATAGCTCCGTTGATAATATCGGAAATAGCATTATCGCATTCGGGCTGAATTGCGGCCGCTCGATATTTAAGAATTGCATCCCGCTCGTTGCCAACACTTGCATCATCAAGATCTAGTGTTTGGCCGTAATAACCACTTGTGTTATTTCCTGAAATGACTTGACTGCCGTCGGTTTCAACCGGAGGCGCGAAAGACGATACTTTTTCTTTTTCGGGCGTGTCGTCGATTTCTTTAATCTTACGAGAAATGTCAAGTCCAAATATTTTCATATAATCTATATATCAAAAAATTTTTCGGAGGGGTTGGACCTCCGAAAAATTCTTTAATTGAGTTACACCGTCTAATATCTTAGGTAGTGACACCATCAGCAGTCCAATACTGATACTGGAAGTCAACCGTAAACTCTTCTACGGCATCGTTTTGATCGGCACCCAAGGGGATCGCGCTTACGTTGGTTGGAAACGCATCGACAAAGTTGTATGTTTTAATACCGTTGTCGTTTCCGTCTCGGTCAAGCTGAACGAGTTCCATATTTTGCATGTAGCTTAAACCATCAAGTGTGGCAACGTTAGCTTCATGATTGTTAATGTCGTTCATCCATGCTTCGAATGCATCTCGCAAATCAAAATCAACGTCGTTGATAACGGTAATTTGCCAAGGTTCCGCAAAGGCCATGTCACCTGCGATTGTAAGATTCCTTCCTCGAAAGGGAACCTCGATTTGCCCAAGTGCACTTGTCGGAATACCGCTTGTTGCCTTAATCAAAAACCTTGCCCGCTCTTCGAGCGTTGCGGCAAAACCGGGAAACTTAACCCTACACTCAAAGAGATTGGGTCTTGCGCCACCGCGAAAGTTTGATTTGAATTTTGAAATACCTGTGTTTGTAGTAGCCATATTTTATATCCTAACTATTTATTGTTATTTATATCCTTATTGCTTATCTTCCGATTAATTCTTCAAAAGAAGCGCCGGTTCTAGTAGCAATAAAGTTCAGGGTTACATAGTTAATCGACCGCGTAGGCTTGATATAAATATCGGCTACGAAACGATTTCCGTCAATTACTTCTTGAGTATTATTGCTGTCGTCGCAAACAACACGGAAGTCAGTAATACCTCTCCGGCCTTGAACATCACGAAGGAATGGCTCAATAGCGTTACGAAAAGTAGAGCGAGTAAACGCATCGTTAAGTTCAAACAGTTGAAACTTACTTGCAGTAGCAATCGCTTTCTCGATAGTAATAAAGAGGCGGCGAACGTTAATGCGGTCAAACGCACTTGGCTTGGTTAAAGCGGTCTTATCACCAAAAAGAACCGTGCCTTGCCCGGGAAGGGTGACAACGGGGTTAATCCGCTTTTGGTAAAGCTCATCACGATCAGCTTTCTTGGGGTTATACGCAAGACGCGTAATGCCTCGAAGTTGACCACGATTTAGACCAGCAGGAGAGAACCAAGGATCAGTAAGATCATCGGTAGCTGCACAAAGACCAGCAATGTGGCCGTGAAGCTGAATGAATGCGAAGGCGTCGCGATACTTGTTATATACATAAGCTGGCCCACTGTCAAACACAATATAGCTGCTAGAATTAATACCATCAAAGTACTCCGTGATAGTATCCTTCTTAGTATCATCAGATGTCTGATCCTTAACAGAAAGAGGAGCGGAGATGAATCCAATAACATCTCGCCGCTGATCGGCAATTGTCTTGATCTTGGTATCAGTAGTACCCGCGCCGTCTTCAAAGGCAAAGAGGAAATTGACGTCCGTTGTTTCGGAATCTTCGAACAATTCAAGTGCGGTTACAACCACATCATTTGTAAAGCTAGTTGCATCAGCACCGCCTCCAAGGTCTACGTATATATCACGGCTAACAACACCAGGGCTGTCATCATTCGAGTCGGTATCAAGCCAAGTAAGGTTTGTGTCTGCCGCAGTAGATACTGCAGTAAGCTCTACGTCTGTGCCTGTATCCTTAACACCAAAAATAAGTGAGGAATTAGTATTAACAAAATCTGCCCAGTAGTTCGATTCGCCAAATTGGTTTTTAGCATTCCGTGCAATGGAAAGACCTTCGTGAACTTCAAGGATTTCTCCTTTTACGCCGCTGAATTGTCCTCCATTATCGACAATCACAATCGCAAGTTCATCTTTAACGCCAGTCTCGGGTGAATTTGTACCGTTTTCCTCACCCGTGAGTGCTTCGGCCCATGCTGTTGTTCCAGGCTTAAATTGCAGTGAATTTTTAACGCTTGCCGGTTGATCGCCATAGTTAGCTTCAGTAACAACGTGAACCCTAAGTGAGTTACCAAGAACACCGGCATAGCGAGCAACAATGTGCGCGTCTAGAGCATTAAGTGCGGCTTGATTAGTTTCGAGTTCCGTTATACTGCTAATCGTAAATCCAGCCGATTCAGGAGAATCATTCCCTTGGCTAGAATAGGCGTTAAGCGATCCTGTTGCGTTTGCCCGGACAACTTTCAGGTTGTTGCTGTACTTCAAAAATGAAGCAGCTTCCAAAAAGCTCCGTTCGAGTGCGGCGTTTTCTGTTGAGGGTGCTCCAAATATTCTTGCGAGTTCCTTCTCCGAACTGATGGTAACGATTTCTCCAATCGGTCCCCATCTGAAGTGACCAGTGTATCCGCCAATAGAGGTGGACTGTGCTGGAATAATGTCTGTAAGGTCTATTTCTTTGACCTCGACACCAGGTGATACTAAAAATCCCATGTATTATTCTTTCAGTGTAATTAATTAATAAGTGTTAAAGCATAATAAGGTTATATTCAATAAAATCTATTTATTATTTTTGGTGTTTTAAAGTGACTTCCAGCGCTCCATATCTTGAACCATCTCTTCATATTTTTCAAATGATGGCGGGGTTTCACTACCCATGTCCATAAAACCAAACGGAGGAAGGTCTTCTTCCATCTCTAGCAGCTTTTCCTGATAAAGAAGATCCTTAAGTTGTATGTTACTCATGCTTTCGAATATATCAGTACTAACGAACCAAGCAAAAAGAACAAAGTTCATTACCGAGTCATCGTGTGTACCATCCTTACCAGCATAACTTTCACCTTTAGGCTCAAACGAGCTCAGCTCTGAAATAGTTTCAGGATCTACTATATGAAGTTTTGAATCTTCGATAAGATCCTTTAAGTTAGAGCAACCAATCCTTTTAACCTTACGAGACATTGTAACACCAATGCCGTTGCTTTTAACTGTGCTTGTGGTAAAGGTATTTTCGTATTCGTGATCGTAGTAAACCGCATTACATACAACCATTCCAGCGTCGTTGTTTTCAATAATCACCAGCGCTTCATTGTAAATCTTCGCAGCTCGTACAATTATATTAGGAAAAAGCAGCGGGGAGATGGTGTTATTACGATATGTACAAACCTGCTTAAATGGATTTTGCGAAATGTCTATTACAGAGAATGTACTGTAGTCCTGGCCCCGACCCTTTGAAACGTCGGCACAAAGAATGTATTCATGCCCTTCAACAGGTTCCTCGTAATAGTTAATCTCATGCTGAATCTTCAGCGGGGTTTGGGCTTGCATTCCCAAAAGAACATCAGAGTCAATCAGTGTTTGAGAACTACCAATAAATGATACTTCAAACTCTTGCTTAAACTGAAGCTCACTTGTATTGGCAATGGTTTCTTGTTTCCACTTTTCATCACGGCCGGGGACATCCTGCCACTTGATCTTAAAAGGTTTGAATTCATTTGCACCTTGGATCGCTCCTTCCCAAATCTTATAGAACATATTGCCTATTCCATTTGGCGTACTGGTAATAATAACCTTTGTATCTTTACCACTTGAAATAACGGGATAAGTTGAAGTATAAAATTCGTTGGCGCGATTAACAAAGGCAAACTCGTCCAAGAAAATGCAGTTCATTGAAAGCCCGCGAATAGAATCTCCACTTGTTGCAGAGGCAATAATCTCGGAGTTGTTACTAAACTTAATGCTACCTTTGTTAAGAACCTTACATCCTGGCTGTAGAAAGAATGGAAGGTTCTCAAGCATGAGCGTAAGTCGGCCGAGCATCTCCCTTGCAGTCGCACCTTTGTTTGCTAGAATACCAACCTTTTTATCGGCATTGAATATAACATAGTGGAGAAGCCACGCCACGCTCGTAATCGACTTTCCGCTTTGGCGACAAGCAAGAACAATAGAGAAGCGGTTATCATTAAAGTGAGAAACCATCTTCTTTTGATAACCCCGCAGGATAAATGGAGTTAAACCACTGTCAAGGCTAATGACCTTTACATAATTCTCACAGAAATAAGCTACATCCTTTTGACACCGGATGTATTCGTTAATCTCATGCTTGCTGAACTGTTCTTGAACTCCGTCAGCTTTTACACGAGGATTACCATTATATGACAGCGGACTAGACATTAATTTTTTTCTTTTTTCCTTTACAAGCCTTTCCGATTTTGATATAATTAATTCCCGAAGGGATCAAAGGATTAAGCATCAATAGTCCCACTATCCGATCCTTTAAGGAACTTCTGGAGTTCAGTTGTGGTTCCAACAAAGATGGCATTATTAGTCGTGGAAGTACCTTCATTACCACGAGAGTCATCAGATTTAACAAGAGTCTTCCGTTGTTTCTGAAGATCCAAAAGTTGCTGATTCATTTCAGCCGCCTGCTTTATAAGCGTTCCAAGAACCTCAAACGCTCGGGGATGTTCGGCATCGGCGGCGAGACACGACATGGAATCAATTGCAATCTCTGACGTTTCGATAAGTTTCTTGATTCGCTCTCTCGCATAACGATAATCCTCTTCGGTCTCGTCTACAAGCTGGGCATCACTTGGACCAATCAAGGAATCAACTACTGCAAGTTCCTCAGAAGTCTTTTTTACCTCGTCCAGATTCTTCTGTAACGCGGCAACCATGTCGTCCTTTTTACTCATAAAGTTATTTATACCCAGTTTATGGGGAATCATCCCATACGTTTTCTGGGTCAGGCGGTTCACCAATTTCTATTACAACTGTGTGTGAATCTTTTGTATCAGATCGTGATCCGGTTCTAACCCGCACTCCCGCGTCGGTATACTTACCGCGGCTATCTAGGTCGTAAAAGGAAGTATCAACCGACTTGATAATACCAGACCCACCAGGATTGGTTATAAATTTTGTTCGCGCACTAAAGGTTAGTGTGTATATTATTAATCGCCGAGAAGATTCGAAATCGCCTTCGTACCCGTCTTCGCTGCTAACACCCGTTAAAACAATAGGAACATCGGTTACGCTCTCTGGTCCCTCAAGACCTTTAACGCTTAAGGTATAAAGCGGATTAAAATTAACAAGTATTTGTTCTAAAATCTGCAGAGCTTCATCTTGCCCTCTTGACATAATATTCAGCGAAAAGTCAAGGGTATACGGAGCGCTTTGACGAACCTTAACTCGATTTCCTTCGCTATCGGTCTGAATTGTGCTATTCATCCGATTTAATTTGGTAGCTTGATCATAGACCAAACCAGTCATTTCAAAACTCATACGAGGTAACTCCAATGCTACACTATTTTCTATTCCAGCCTTAATTCTTGCAAGAAACTTTTCCTTTGGCGCATAAGAAAGAGGGACACGTTTAACGCCAACCATCTTACCAGCTGTAACCTGCGCTACCTCAATGTCATTAAAAAGAGTACCAAAGACCGACACCATTTTCTTAACCGTGCCGTTATAAAAATATGAATGGCCAAGCATGTTATGAATCTGGTTTAGTTCCAATCACTGTACTGTTCTCAGTGACTCTTACACCTGCATCTACGTATACTCCGTTTGTATCAAAGTCGTAAAAGAAAGTATCTACCGTTTCAATAAGACCAACCGTTGAAGGGTAAAAGGAAAATTTCGTTATGAGATTAAATGAAAGTGTATACACAATCAGGCGACGGGAAGATTCAAAGTCGCCTTCGTACCCGTCTTCAAATGTTACCCCTTCAAGAGCGATGGGTATATCCGTTTTACTTTCAGGTCCTTCAAGACCTTTAACTGTAACCGTATAGTTAGGATTAAAGTGAGGAAGTATTTGTTCTAAAATCTGCAGCGCTTCGTCCTGCCCTCTTGACATAATGTTTAACTCAAACGAAAGTTGATAAGGAGCGCATTGCCATACCTTAACTTTGTCGCCATCAGAATTTGTTTGAATGGTGCGATTCAAACGATTGAGTTTGGTCGTCTCATCGTAAGAAATGTCGACCATTTCAAAACTCATCCGCGGAAGCTTTAGCGCAATATCATTTTCAACGTCAGCTTCAATTCTTGCAAGAAACTTTTCCTTTGGCGCATAAGCAAGAGAAACTCGCTTTACGCCAACCATTTTTCCTGCAGAGATGTTGGCTACCTCAATGTCATTAAAAAGAGTACCAAAGACTGCCACAATCTTTTTCAGGGTTTCATTATAAAAGTATGATTGACCTAGCATGCTTAGAAGTTAAAAGGTTCCCCGAATGGATTCTCTTCAGTGAAGTCAAGAAAATCATTGGCATTAACAGTTTGACTAAACGCTGAGTTCTGTGCAGCTGGATCACTTGGGAAAAGCTCGTCGTCATCAGCGGTACCATCATCTATTGTATTAAATCTGCTGACCGTAACAGATGCTCCACTCGTAGCACCAACCATGATCGTATTAACGGTGATGGCGTGATACTTACCGTCGTTAAACGTTGGCAGGCCAATATGTATTCTTTCCAGCGCGGGAGAGCCGGTAGTCGTTTCATACTTAAAGAACTCGCACGAACCTGTCACCCCACTTGGAAGCGTAAAGTTTAAGGTTTCATTAGCTTCCAACTCTTGAACTGGCGAATCATTATTGGTATATTCAACAACCATGTGATTACCGTTGTCTGCTTGAATCACATCAATCTCTGCAATACCAGTATCAATTTCTTGACTTTCGTACTCAAACAACTCACAGGAAAGTCGAAAGATTGGAATATCTTGAAGCTGACGAAATGGTTTATTAACTTCAACAAATTTAATTTCAAACAAGCCTTTTGTCAAGGGGAAATAGATAAGGTCGCCTTCTAGCGGTCTAACGCTATTTTCTGAATATCCATA